CTGCTGTTGATGTCTTTGCTCTCTTTACTTTGTGTCCTAAGTGTTCAAGATACTTAGTTGTGAACCTCTCACCAAACTCTCCTTTCTGTTTAGGTGACATATAAACGTAACCTTCAAAGGGAGTTGACTTCCAAGGGTCTTCTAGATTTTGCTCAATGTAATTCTGTAATGAACCATCGGCAAACATTTCATTAAACATGATGTTTTAGCGATTGTACTACTTAAGTATAGCAAATCAACTAAAGGTTGTCAACTTTTATTGCGTGGTGGAACATACCCCACTGTACGTTTGTAGTTTGGTCTTGCTTCTCCTATTCCCTTTCTCTTGCAAGGTTCCCATTCTTTCCAGTGGTCTCCTGCAACCTTATCCCTTTCTCTAAAAATATACCATCCTCTTAAACATCTTTTCTCAGTTCCTTCTTTGGAATTGTGTTTTAGAATATAAGAATAGTTAGAATCTCTTTTTCCCATAAGATCATCCCAACAATCTGCTGGTCTTTTCCAATACTTTTTGGCACCAGTTTTTAAATTAATTCCCCAGACACCTATCTTAGTTACTGGTGCATCACCTCCTTCTACACCATTAGGATTACTTTTTACTGGTGCTAGTTCTCCTCCCTTCCATGCCCAACGATGACCAAATGCTGAATTTGTTTGTCCCTTAATATTTTTTTTAATAGGTTCACAATGTTTTGACTTTGCGATATACCATGCTGCCTGATCAAGACTTCCAAAACTAGATTCATACTCACCTTTTATAGTATACATGTCAACTGGTTTTGCCCATGGAACTACTGCTCCTCTTTTTCTGGGAGTACCAGCATTTCCATCCCCACCTATAGTAGAATTATATCCATCTTTATAAGTATTTAATTCTGAGATCCAAAATATTTCTCTATCATTAACCTTCTCTGAAGAACATTCTTCAATGACTTCAAATTTAAAATTTTCCTTGCCATGTTTATTAATAGCATTGGAAATAGTCATTTTCTCTGGACTATATTTGCTCAGATATATATGTTCTTTCCATCTTTCTTCTGGTTTCCTTTCAGTTTTACCAACGTATTTGTGATCGTTTATTAAATTTGTTATTTTGTATACAGATGCCATTTTTTATTCCTCAATTTCAAAATACCACTTGATAGATTTAATATAATCAAAGGTGCAAGATAAATCAAAATCACAATTTGTATTATATTTTCTATCACATAAAAAGTTCCTCAGTTTTTCAACTGATTCAAATGTTCCCTGATGTTTTTCTTTGTCATCGTATAGGTGATACTTCATTACTCAGATTCTTGTTTTTTTCTCCCAATATTATACTTGGATTCAAGTCGCCATTCGTTTTTTTCTTTAAAACTTAACACTTTGATTTGATTCAAAGGAGCAAGATCTGCTATCTTTTCTTTACTTTGTTCTACTATTGATACTAATCCCCAGTCTAATAATAACTGGACTATTCTATTTCTTCTTTGTAAGTCATTGATAGAAAGATTTGTATTCTTTCCATCTAATGCAAATAATTCTTTGAAGTGTACGATATAATACTTACCCTGTTTGTGTAGAATATGACAGGATTGATAAATCTTTTTTTCTTTACGAGATGCTACTCCTATGCGTGTCAGTGTTTCTCGTACCTTTAAGAAATCATCTGGTTCACCCAGAGTGACCTCTACCATATCTGTCTGCTTCCATGTTATATCAGTGTCACCGTTCATGTTTACCACCTTTGCTCAATGATTTTTTAATATAATCTAGTTGATCCTTGGTGAGAATTCTGAGTGCTTGTAGAGCTTTATCGTCATTATAACCATAATACTCTTTAACTATATCAAGATAATCAATAGAATCTTTTCTAGTCCAAGGAGAAAATCTTTTCCTTGGTTTCACACTATTTAGTAAAAAATCATACTGAAGCTTGTTTGGTAAATGAGAATTTTTATTCATTTCATTAGCAAACAATACAGTATCAGTAAAAGAACTAAGACATCTATTGATTACAAATGCAGGATATTTCTTTTCTGTATCGTTATCATCATCCAATATATTCTTCTTGGATTGATTGATGCTGTATAGGTAGTCTTTCAGTTGGTACATTGTTCCAGTGTCGGATTACTCCGCTAATAATAAAGCAATTAGTGATGAGGTAACTGACAAATATAATAGTCCGTACCACAACAACGTAATTGTCATACTCTTTTGTTCTGTCGTCTGAGAATGATCCGAGTGCATACTTCCATATCTCCCACAGTTTAGTCATTATTTAAAACCTTTATTAGATTTTGGTATGTCTAAGACTTCTATCCTAGCATCAAAACCAAACATATTGCAATGATTCCACCACCACTCTTGAACTTCATTCCAAGATTTTACAATAAAAGTAGCATAGTGTTTAGAAACTATTTTGTAATGATGACGATCATATAGTTTATCACTTGTCTGTGCAAACCATTGTGGATCATCTTTCTCAATTAACTTAGTCATCATGATCATCCCATGGATCTGAGAGACCTTCGTTAGCAAAGAATCCTTTATAGATTCCATACCCTGCTAGTAACACTGTAATCACTGCTATGGATACAGCAAATGTAATGTTAGGATTTAAAGTTAAATGAGGTATAAGTGTCTCATTACATTTAGCAATCTTTTCTGGATCATTCCAAGTACCAGGTAAAGTATATACTGGTGGACATGCACTAAACAAAAAGTTTTTTGCAAGTTGTAATTCAAAAACTGAAGTCATAATTTATAATACCCAATCTGGTTTGCGTGATGGGTCACGAAGATAGTTGGTAGCAACCCAAGGTTTAGATGCAACATAGCGTTTGTATGCAGTGAAGATGTCAATACTTGTATCGTATTTGAACTCATCAGGACCTGCAAATGTAAATGATGATGGTAAGTATGGACTAGGTGCAGAAGGTATGATAGTTGTTGCTTCTATCAATGTCTTCTCACAACTATGTGTCTTACCATAGCGATGCTCGTACTCGTTGCAAAGAGCAAGACCATGTGCAAGTAACCACCATGTATTTTCTAGGCATGCATTTGCCCATATGGTGCATGGATGATTACGAAATGCACCTTTCTCTGTCTTGTATGCTTGACCATCAAGACGATGTAGATCACCATAACCATGACCCCACTTGTCAGAGCATACAATAGAAAGCATTTGACAAGTCTCTAGAGGCATCTTGACAATGTGTTTGTCTGGTAGATGTCTAGCAGATGTAGTTGGTGATGGATCTGTTACAAATATATTCATTACAATTTTGCTGTCACACTTACTATTCTAGCGTTAGGATTCCTAGCGATAGCAACTTGACGAGCATCATCGTAATCTTTTGCAACAACTTCTTCCTTGAAGACAGTTCCTGCTTTATATAAAGTCACTTGGCAAATCATAATTTAATAAAACTAATTCTTTTCTTGATGCTTGTTCTGTATTATAGCACCCCACAGACCTCATTGTATATGTGTGTGCGAATTCCGAGACTGACCATTCTTTAAATCTATCCTTTACAATTTGATCTGAGTTATATGATATTAACATAGGTGATGTATGATGATCACATTGTTTAGCAAAATCATCATGATCAAATCTCTTATGCATATCACCTGATTTTCCATATAGATTATCTTTGATATCATATGGTGGATCTAGATATAAAAATACATCTTTATCATCAGTTAGTAGTTCTTCGTATGAAAGATTTGTTATTGTCCAACTCTCTATCATATGGGAATACTCAATAAGTTTATTGATTCCATTCATAGAAAAATTTGAATCTGATGCTTGTGCTGAGAATGATGATGATTCTGTGAGACCACTGAAACTACATTTGTTTACAACATAGAATGCAACTGCACGTTCAACATCAGTTATGTCTTTGTTGTTAATTGCTTCCTTCATAGCATCAAACAAACATCGTGCTGCATCTTGATTACAGTATACAGATTTTAAATCAAATAATGTTTCATAGAGTTCATCTACGTCATGTTGTAATACACACCAAAAGTTATACAGTGGTTCATACAAATCATTAACCCAAATATCCATTAAAGGATATCTTTTAGACATCTCTAATGCTACAGAACCTCCACCTAAAAATGGTTCACGATACTGTTTGACTTTGGTTAGATCAGGAGCAAACTGAAATATTTTAGACAATGCTCTAGACTTACCACCAGGATATCTAAGTGGTGTTTTGTATGATTTTAAACTTTTTACTTTTGGTGTAATCATTTGAACTCACAACTCATCATAATTTCTGTTAGACATGCTAACAAATTTATCTCTTGGTCAGGAACAATAGGAATACTGTTCATATACTTTGCAATGATTAAAACTGCTTCTGGTATAGAAGATGGTTTCAATACATCATACAAACTGTCATAGATCTTACGCATGACCATAGTAGGATCATTGTCCATGTGTTGTACAACCCAGTTCTTAACAACAGAAAAATGTTTTGACTTCAATGCTTTTAGTAATGTGTCTAAATTTACATCAGCAACATCAACAAGAATAGCAGAGTCAATATTTCCTGTAGCAGCATAGCGTTGACATTCATTAATCAATCTTCTCCAATCAGGATAATATCTTTTGATTAATTTTGCAATAACTTTTTGTTCATACTTTACTTTTTCAGAAGCAAGTATTTGCATCAATCTTTGAAAGAATGCTGCCTGTAACTTTTGTGATTCGTCAGGTTTGATTCTAAAATCAACAACTGTACATCTAGAATGTAATGGTTCAATAATTTTATTGATAAAATTACATGTAAATATAAAACGACAATTGTTATGAAACTCCTCTACAGCAGTTCTCAATGATAGTTGTACATCGTTAGTAGTATTGTCTGCCTCATCAATAATAACAACCTTGTGAGCAGCACCAGATGTCAGAGAGACAGTTGTTGCAAACTGACGAACTCTATTCCTGACAGTATCTAAAAATCTACCTTCATCAGATCCATTGATAATAATATAAGATGCACCTATCTCTTCACATAATGCTTTTGCAATAGTAGTCTTACCTACTCCTGCTGTGCCACTAAGTAAAAGATTTGGTATCTCTCCTTGATCAACAAATCCTTTGAATACATTGATAGTAGTCTCAGGAAGAATACAATCATTGACATTCTTAGGACGATACTTTTCTACCCATAAGAAGTCTTTCATTTATGGTTCCAAAGCAATGTAGTATGTTAAATCAATATTCTGATGTGTCCACTCTGATATCAGACCTTTAGAAACTTTGACTTTATAATCACCAGACATAATACGAAGATTTTCTATCTTAACATCTAGTGAATATGAACCAGTACAAGAACCTTTAAGTGTAAGATCATATGTATTACTGGTGTCATTTTCTTTGTCTCTCAACACAAGTTTAATTGTATCCTCACCTTCAATTGCTACAAATGTAAGGTCAGGCAAACTGTATACAGCAGATGCTTTCTGTAAAGAATACAGATCCTCTCCAGACAAAGTAAATTCTAAGTCACTACCAGGAAATTTAACATTCTTCTCAGGTGCACTCTTCAATGTAATCTCAGGATCTGAGAAATAATACTTGGCAGAGTTACGACCACCTTTTATTTTTACAAAATCTTTACTTGTAAATTCTAGTTGTGGGTCATTGAATAAAGAAAGACCACCCAAGAACTGACTCAAGTCATATATTGCAAAGTCTGTAGGGAAGAACTCTTCTCCTGTAAATTTTGCAAGAATGTTCTCTGCGTTACTAATTGTTCTAACTGTAGAACCCTCTCTGAATACAATGGATGAATTGATGCTAGAAAAATTTTTAAGAACATCAAGTGTGTTTTTGGATAAAGATACTTTACTCATTTGTCATAATCTACTGAAAAAGTTGTAGGTGTATTAGCGTTTAACTCTGCTGCTCTAGCAGACTTATCACTAAAATGTAGAAGGAGAACAGCATAGTGAACTATTTTGAATAGATCTTTTCTTGCTGTTCCCTTTCTATCATACCTTGAAGCATATTTCAAAATGTTTGACCTACAGAATGCTTCAGCATCACCAACAGAATCAATGAGATCCAATGTTTGGATTCCATGTTTGCTGTAGTGTGCACCGTAGGTGCTAGAGATGTACTCAGAAATCTGTTTTAAGATTTCTTGTTCATTGTATTTCAATTCTCACTCCAGACATGATCTATGTCACTATGATAGCATTGAAATTCATTTCCGTCAAGGTCAACAACATTTATTTTATGTGTTGCTTTCCACTCGTCTCCTGCATCTCCTAAGATGCGAACACTCCTACCGTCTTTGAGACGGAGGATGTGTCCGAGGTATCCATCAAACGGTTTCGTCATCTTCTTTGTTTAGATCAACTCCTGCATCTATCTTATCATATAATTCTATGAATGATTGCTTTGTCTCGTCATCAAAACGATTTGTGCAAACCTTGATCGCTTTCATGCGATTCTGCCAGATAGCAAATGCACGGATGATGTGTACAAGTCTACGAGTAGAGATGACCTCATCAATACCACCATCGTTGAATGTTCTACGGATGATGTCTGCCCAGTTAGCAAGATGCTCACAGAATTCTTTATCAAGAACACCTAGAGATGCTGCTGCTTTCTCAAGAATCTTTTGCTCAGTTTTGACATGAGGATAGTCTTGCTCAAATGTCAAAGCAAATCTCTCAAGGAATGCTTCGTTAAGAACATTAGTACCGATGAATCTACCATCATCAGAACCTTTACCTTTT